GAAGAAGAAGAAGGACAAGAATTAGAAATTGGCATCCTTAATCCAGAGATGGTTACGTTGGATGACGGGAGCATGGAAATAACTATTGTTCCTGATTCAGGGATGCCTGGGGACTTAGCGCAAGCCTCTTTTGATGCAAATCTTGCTGAATATTTGGATGATACACAACTTCAAGCCATATCTAGCGAGTTGTTGGGGTTGGTAGCAGCGGACGTAGGTAGCCGAAAAGAATGGGCTGACACCTTTGTTAAGGGGTTAGAGGTATTGGGTTTTAAGTATGAGGAACGTACTGAACCTTGGGAAAATGCGTGTGGGGTTTACTCTACGGTTTTGGCAGAAGCAGCGATTCGGTTTCAGGCGGAGGGTATGTCTGAAACATTCCCGGCGGCTGGCCCTGTTAAAACACAAATATTAGGGGAAATTACACAAGATAAAGAAGATGCAGCAGACCGTGTAAAAACGGATATGAATTATGAGCTTACTGATGTCATGGTGGAGTACCGCCCTGAGCATGAACGTTTGCTTTACAGTCTTGGCTTGGCAGGGTCTGCATTTAAAAAGGTGTATTTTGATCCTAATTTAGGTAGGCAAGTAGCTATTTTTATTCCTGCAGAGGACATGATTGTACCTTATGGGGCCTCGACATTAGAGACAGCAGAGCGTGTAACCCATGAAATGCGAAAAACTAAAAACGAGTTACTTAAACTCCAAGCCGCAGGGTTTTATTGTGCTGTAGACTTAGGGGACCCTCAAGTTTTTCATACGGACGTAGAAGAGAAGAAAGCTCAAGAAGGAGGCTATTCTCTTACGGATGATGACCGCTACAGCCTTTATGAAATACATGCTGATTTAGTTATCGAAACCACCGCCAGCGGCGAAAATCGTTTTGTAATAGAGCAAAAGAGTACCAATAGTGGCATAGGTTTTTTTGAAATAGCTAAGCCTTATGTAATTACTATTGAACGAGGTACAGGCAAAGTATTGGGGTTGCGGCGTAATTGGGACCCTGACGACCCTTTGTGCTTAAAGCGCCAACATTTTGTCCATTATGCGTATGTCCCAGGTTTTGGTTTCTATGGTCTTGGTTTAATTCATATTATTGGCGGCTATGCTCGTGCAGGTACTTCTCTTATTCGTCAATTAGTTGACGCAGGGACTTTAAGTAATCTTCCTGGGGGACTTAAAGCACGAGGATTTAGGGTCCAAGGGGACGACACTCCTATTGGTCCTGGCGAGTTTCGAGATGTGGATATCCCTAGTGGAGCCATCCGCGACAATATTATGCCGCTTCCTTATAAGGAACCTAGCCAAACCTTACTGGCGTTGTTAAACCAGATTACAGAAGAAGGCCGTAGATTAGGTGCTATCAGCGATATGAATATTTCTGACATGAGTGCTAATGCACCTGTTGGAACAACCTTAGCGCTACTTGAACGTACCTTAAAGCCGATGGCTGCAGTACAGGCGCGAGTGCACTATGCAATGCGTCAAGAATTTAAGTTACTTCGTGGGATTATTGCTGAGTATGCACCGCAAGAGTATGAGTATACACCTGATCGAGCTGCCCCTCGTGCACGTCAGGCTGATTATGCGACTGTCGAAGTAATTCCGGTTAGTGATCCTAACAGCACCACGATGGCGCAGAGAGTGGTGCAATATCAAGCTGTTTTACAAATGGCGCAAGGGGCACCTGAAATATATGACCTTCCGCAGTTACACCGACAGATGATTGAAATTTTGGGAGTGAAGAACGCGGATAAGTTGGTCCCAGGGGGGCTTGAAGATATGGAGCCTCTTGATCCTGTTAGTGAAAACATGAATGTGTTGATAGGGACCCCTATACAAGCTTTTATTAACCAAGACCACCAAGCCCACCTTACTGCCCACCAGGCTTTTATGGCTGATCCTATGATTGCGCAACAAATTGGGGAAAGCCCAATGGCAAGTCAGATGGGGTCTGCTATGCAAGCACATATGGCAGAACATTTAGGCTTTTTATACCGTCAGCAAATGCAAGAAAAATTGGGGGTTACTTTACCACCGCCTAATGAACCACTACCTCAGGATATGGAAGTCCAACTGTCTAAACTTATGGCAGATGCAGGTACGCAGTTAACCCAACGTCATGAAGGGGAAATAGCACAGCAGCAAGCACAAGAACAGGCACAAGACCCAATTGTGCAGCTTAAGCAAGCTGAAATGGCTCTTAAAACCCAAGGGGAGCAACGACTTAAGGAAAAAGACGCTGCAGATATTGCCCTTGCGCAGGAACGAGTTGATCTTGATAAGAAGAAAGTGCTTATAGACGCAGCTAAAGAAGGAGCACGAATAGACGCACAGGTAGCGCAAGCAGACCAAAAGGCCGATATTGATGCAGCTAAAACTTTATTAGAGTTGGCTAAAGCTGAAAAAGTTACTGAGGAAAAATAATGGCTAAAACCGTTTTTGAGGTGTTACGAGATAAAATAACAGTAGAAGTACAAGCTGCTGAAGAGCATTTATGCAGTGGGGATGTTAAAGACTATTCGGAATACCGAGGAGTATGCGGCTTGGTTCGGGGTCTAAGAGTTGCATTACGAGAAGTAAATGACCTTTCGCGTAATTATATGGACGATAATGATGACTGAAATGACAGCCTTGGAAGTAAAGCGCCAAGAAAAAATACAAGCCGATCATGCAGAAACAGCCCTTAAGGAAGAAACACTGGAAGCTCAAATACCTGTACCCGTAGGGTATAGAGTGTTAGTTGCCCTTCCGAATGTGGAAGAAACTTTTGAAAGTGGTATTGCCAAAGCTGAATCTACTAAACACGAAGAATATGTTCTTTCTATTATTGGGATTGTAGTAGATATGGGTGCGGACGCGTATGCGGATAAAGAAAGATTTAATGGGGAACCTTGGTGTAAACAAGGGGACTATGTAATGTTTCGGGCAAATACTGGGACTCGATTTAAAGTAGGCCAACAAGAATACCGTTTGATGAACGACGATTCCATTGAGGCAGTCGTCAGCGACCCGCGAGCTATTTCGCGTGCTTAGGAGAAAAAAGTAATGGCTATAGAAAAAGTGGAATTTGAATTCCCTCATGACGAGGAAGGGGAAGATAAATTTGAAATTGAAGTGGAAGAAGTGGAAGGACGTGAAAATGTTCTGGAGAAAGATAAAAAGGAAAAAGTTGTAGCGGAAGTGGAAACGGAAGTAGAAGAAGAGGAAGTCGAAATAGTTGATGACACTCCAAAAGCCGACCAAAACCGTAAATTTTCTCCTCCTCCGGAACAATTAACTGAAGATGAGTTGGAAAACTATTCTGAAAAAGTTAAGAAACGGCTGAGACATTTTAGCAAGGGCTATCACGATGAACGTAGGGTAAAGGAAAAAGCCATACGTGAAAAAGAAGAAGCCATTAGTTACGCTCAAAAAGTAACGGCAGAAAACAAAGAACTTCAAGGAACTGCATTAAAAAACAGAGCCACTATGGTGGAACAAGCCAAGGCTACTGTAACTAATGAAGTAGATGCAGCCAAAAGAAGATATAAAGAAGCGTATGAATCAGGTGAACCTGATGCGGTATTGGACGCTACTGAAGCGTTAACCGCTGCTAAAATCCGCATGGAAAAAATAAATAGCGTAAAGCTTCCTCCTTTACAAGAGACCAAAGATGAGGTACAAGTAAAAGAAGAAGCCGTTCCAGCGTCACCGCCTAGGGTAGACCCACGAGATCAAGAATGGGCTGCAAAAAATACATGGTTTGGTGATACACAAGGAATTGGATTAGAAATGACTGGGTTTGCTTTGGGTATGCACCAAAGGTTAGAGAAGGAAGGAATTACAGCAAAAGGAAACCCAGATGAATATTACCAACGCGTTGATGCGCGTATGCGGGAAACTTTCCCTGATCAATTTGAAGATTCCGGTTCTAACGAACCTGCAGATAGAAAACGAGCCACCAACGTAGTTGCTCCGGCAACTCGGAGCACTTCACCTAAAAAGGTGAAACTTACTAAAACACAAGTGGCGCTTGCAAAAAGAATGGGTGTTCCATTAAAACTCTACGCTCAATATGATGCTGCTGAAAAAAGGAAAGGAAACTAATGGTTGATAAAAGACTAGATCGTGCATTAGATACTCGGGAAAAGAGTTCCAGAAAACGTGCGTGGGTACGGCCTGAAGTTTTGCCAAGCCCGACTCCGGAAGAAGGATATACTTTTCATTGGGTGCGAATAAGTACCCAAGGGCAACCTGATCCAACCAATGTTTCTTCTAAATTACGTGAAGGCTGGGAACCTGTAAAAGCTATTGATCATCCTGAAATACAACTTGTGTCGCTCGAAAATGAGCGTTTCAAGGATAATATTGTGATGGGGGGTTTGTTGCTTTGTAAGGCACCAGTAGAACTTGTCGCGGAACGTAGTGAGTACTATGAACAGCAGGCTTCTGCACAGGTACAATCCGTAGACAATAATTTAATGCGAGAGAATGACCCGCGTATGCCTCTTTTTAATGAGAGGACAACAAAAGTGACTTCTTTTGGTAAAGGATAATTTTTAGGAGCTTATTATGGCTTATCCCACTGTATCAGCCCCATACGGGCTGAAGCCAGTCAATTTGATTGGCGGACAGGTATTTGCCGGAGCTACACGCAAGTTTAAAATTGCCTCAGGATATGCGGCAAATCTTTTGTATGGGGATGTTGTTAAGATAATTAACGACGGAACTATTGAAAAAGATACTGGCACAGCTACAGCAACTCCTGTTGGAGTTTTTTTGGGAGTATCCTATACAGACCCAGGGCAAAACCAACCTATCTGGAAGCAATATTGGCCTACAGGTACGGTTGCTAGTGATGCAATGGCGTTTGTATGTGATGACCCCGATCAACTCTTTAGAGTAGCAGTTACTGCCGCAGGTTCGAGCACCATTAGTTCGGTTGCACGTACTGCAATAGGTAATAACTCTGCTCTTATTCAGGGTACTGGATCAACTATTACAGGTGATTCAGCGGTTTCCATCAGCGCAACTACTGCGACTACCAACACTCTTCCTATACGGATTATTGACATTGTGCCAGATACAGCCACGGCTGCTGACACTTATGTTGAAGTGATCGTAAAGTGGAATTTTGGTATGCACCAGTATGAACGCGCACTAGGCGTGTAGGAGGTCTAACTAATGGCTATATCACGAGCGCAGTTACTCAAAGAGCTATTACCGGGCCTCAACGCTTTATTTGGTCTGGAATACGCGAAATACACAGATGAAACGGCAGATATTTTTGAATCTGAATCATCTGATCGTTCCTTTGAAGAGGAAACGAAATTGTCAGGTTTTAGTGCAGCCCCTGTGAAAGATGAAGGAGCGGCTATTGCTTATGACAACGCACAAGAAGCATGGACAGCCAGGTATGTGCATGAAACGGTTGCTATGGGATTTTCACTCACCGAAGAGGCGATTGAAGATAACTTATACGACTCTCTTTCTGCACGTTATACGAAGGCTTTGGCTAGAGCTATGGCATACACTAAGCAAGTTAAGGGCGCAAAAATCTTAAATGATGCTTTTACTGCTGGTGTTACCTATGGCGATGGAGAAGTTCTATGCTCTACTGCACACCCGTTAGTTTCGGGTGGTACTAATAGTAATCGACCTACCACTGGTGCTGATTTGAATGAAACTTCTTTGGAAGCGGCTATTATTCAAATTGCTGGGTGGACGGATGAACGTAGTCTTTTGATCGCAGCTAAACCTGCTAAACTTATTATCCCCCCTGCGCTGCAATTTGTAGCGACTCGGATTCTGGATTCTGAGCTACGAGTAGGTACTGCCGATAATGACATCAACGCTTTGCGTAACAACGGGTCTGTACCCGGCGGTTACTCAGTCAATCATTATTTGATTGATCCTAATGCGTGGTTCATGATGACTGATGTACCAAATGGATTGAAGCATTTTGTACGAACCCCTATGTCTACTTCTATGGATGCGGATTTTGATACTGGCAATAGTCGGTACAAAGCTCGTGAGAGATACTCTTTTGGTGTCTCCGATCCGTTAGGGGTATATGGTTCGCCAGGTGCTACATAGCCATCCCCTGTAAAAGCTCTTAGCTTTTCAAAGCCCACTAAGGTGGGCTTTTTTTATTGAGTTTTTTAATACACCGTGCTATATATCCACAAGATTACCGAGAACAACCAAAGTGTCTGACAGACTCGGCTGACGTCATGCAGACAGGCACATTTACTCGCATGAGAGGAACCTCTAATGGCTTTAACTACTTTCCAAGGTCCAGTTCGTTCGTTGGGTGGGTTTTATTCCCAAGGCCCAAATTCCGTTCTTGATATTACCGCAGATGGCGCAGTAGGTGGCACTGTCCTTACCCCTGCTGACCATGCAGGTCGGTTAATATTAATTAATAACTCAACTTTAACTTTTATCTTGCCTACAATTAGCGCCGCTGCAGATGGGGCTGGTTCTGGTCCTGGTTCGGACCCCAACACTCTTAATAACGTAGGGGCTACGTATAACTTCCTTTTCCTAGGAACTTCTGGCGTTAGCACTACGATTAAAATGACTACTGCTACTAATCTGTTGATTGGTTCGGTAACAGCTGGTAAAGCAGGTTTAGGTGCTGTTCATGTGTGGGAACCTAATGGTTCTACTGACAATGCAATAGTTGTTAACGGAACTACCACAGGTGGTGTAGCAGGGTCTTACGTTTCCATTACGGCTGTGTACGCCAATAAATATTTGGTACAGGGAACGATGCTAGGAACAAGCACTCTGGCTACTCCTTTTACTGCTGTACCTTAGTAGATAATAATTAGCGGGGTTCGCCCCGCTTTTGAGGAGATTAATATGGCAGATGCGCTTACAAGCCAAGTGATACAAGACGGTGCGCGTACCGCGATTCTTAAGTTTACTAATATTAGTGATGGGACAGGGCAATCTGCGGCTGTTTTAGTGGATGTTGATTCTTTATCTGCTAATCCCCAAACTGGAGCAGCTTGCAGCGGGGTTACCCTGCAGACAATTACTTTTTCCAATATTGGGATGGGAGTAGAGCTGTTATGGGATGCTACTGCTAATGTTCCTTTATTGAACCTACCGCAGGATTGGGAAGACACCATCGACTTTTCAGCTTTTGGTATTCCCAATAATGCAGGTGGAGGAAAGACAGGAGATATTCTGGTTACTACGGTAGGAGCTACAGCTGCTGACACTTATTTAATAGTGTTGACACTTACTAAGAGCTATGGGTAATGCCTAGCAAAAGTAAAAAACAAGCAAAATTTATGGCAGCGGTAGCTAATAACCCTAAATTTGCTAAGAAAGCGGGAGTACCGCAGAGTGTAGGACAAGAGTTTGCTAACGCAGATAAGAGGAATAAAGACATGCCAAGTAAATTTAATAGTACGGCTAATAAGCCGGGTAAAGCTGTAAAAAAAGGGTACGCTCGTGGTGGAATGGCTCATGATAAGAAAGTTTTACGTAATCTTGATGATGAAGTTTACCGTATTGCTCCTAAAGAACGCATGGGTGGCGCGGAAGGCAGAGACGCTAGAGATGAAAGACGGCGTATCAACAGAGAAAAAGACTACGAAAAACGCCATATGGCAAAAGGCGGTAAAGTTAAAAAACAAGGATATAACGCCCGTTTAGATGAGTCTTTAGGGGCAAGGAATAAAACCAAAGGAAAACAATCACTTAAGTCCAGACGTAGTGAAAGTGAAGGGATGGAGAAAGCTTCTGGCAAGCGCAAGTACAGTGCAGTAGGCACAATGGACAAACGTGGAGCTGGTAAAAAGAAAGCAACAGCGAAGAAAGCCAGTAACCAAGCCACTTCTCCGCGTACTCCACAACACAAACGTATGGCTATGGGTGAGAATGTTGTGAAGAAACGGCGTGGGGGTACCTTAAGAACTGCTGCTGATAGACGACGGGGTTCCCCAACGCCAAGGCCAACGCCTACGGTGTCAACGTCAACGCCGCCAACGCCAACGCCAAGGCCAACGCCAACGCCAACGCCAAGGCCAACGCCAAGGCCACCATCGCCATCACCTACGCCAGGACGCTACGATTCAGGTGGCACTGTTGGGCGTAAAGGAAGCGCACCACGCGGTTGGGGTATTGCAACAAAGGGCTGGGGGTAATTTATGGCTAAGTTAGAAATTTTTGAGAACGGGACCTTTGCAGATGGGGTCCCGGCCCATCAAATAGGTACTTCAAATGCAGATGGGGGACACGACGCTGTGGTTTTTGAACCAATGACCCTTGCGGATGCTAAAAGTAAATTAAAGGCATTGGGGAGTGGTACGTCAACAACTATAAAAGCTACCGGAGTGAGTGGCACTGCCCAAGTACAAGCCACCACCCCTCAGAAAAAAGTGTCTAAGAAAAAAGTGTCTAAGAAAAAGTGAGCGTAAAGAGTAATGGCTACCTCCGGTACTACTGACTTCAATTTGGAGTTTACAGAAATAGCAGAAGAAGCATGGGAACGTGCCGGGCGGGAGATGCGTTCTGGGTATGACCTAAAAACTGCCAGGCGTTCCATGAACTTAATGACGATTGAATGGCAAAATCGCGGCATTAATATGTGGACAATAGAAGAAAAAACTATTGATTTAGTAAAAGGAACAGCCACTTACGATCTTCCTGCTGACACCATTGACATTATGGAGCAGGTTATACGCACTAATAATGGTATTACTGCTACTCAAAGTGATTTAAATATTTCCCGTATTAGCTTTGCTACTTATTCTTCTATCCCCAACAAGCTTACTCAGGCACGCCCTATTCAAATAGTGGTGCATCGGTTACGTGATGCCCCACAGGTTACTCTTTGGCCTGTTCCTGACCAAGGAACGGCGTTAGCTCCTTTTTATGTTTTAAAGTATTGGAGAATGCGCCGGATACAAGATGCGGGAAGCGGGGTTGAAACGCCCGATATGACGTTTCGGTTTTTGCCTGTAGTGGTTGCTGGACTAGCCTATTACATTGCAATGAAAGCCCCAGAATTAGTTGAGAGACTACCTATGCTAAAAGCGGCTTATGATGAACAATTTGGAATAGCAGCGGGAGAAGACAGAGAAAAAGCTGCTATACGTTTAGTCCCTCGTTTGTCAAATTGGTAACGGGGTAACTATATGACTAATAGATTTGCTTCGGGGCGTAATGCTCTTGCAGAATGTGATGTATGTGGGTTTAGGTACAGGTTAAGGGAACTTAAACCATTAGTTGTGAAGAATACAGTGACTGCTATATTAGCGTGTCCTGAATGCTGGAATCCTGATCAGCCACAATTAATGTTAGGAATGTATCCTGTTAATGATCCTCAAGCCATTCGTAATCCACGCCCTGATTTTGGGGGGTATCCACAAAGCAGAAATATCCAATGGGGGTGGAACCCAGTAGGGTTAGATGATCCTTTTGGGTTGACACCAGATACGTTAGAAGCTACAGGAGCCGTAGGGCAAGTTACAGTAGAGACATAATCGTAGAGGTAAAATAATGGCTAAAAGCAAAAGTATAAAAGTTAAAAAAGGTGAATATAAAGTTCGGCCTAATAAGGTTAATATTTCTGATTATAAAACCAAGGATGTAAAAACCAGTGGTATAAAGATGCGCGGCGGAGGTGCTGCTACTAAAGGAACTATGTGTAGGGGGCCGATGGGCTAGTAATGAATTATACCGAATTGAAAGTTAACATTGCTGATATATGTGAAAGTACATTCACAGCGGATCAGTACGCTTTGTTCACGCAACAAGCGGAGCAAAAAATTTACAATTCAGTTCAAATTCCGGCTCTTCGTAAAAATGTATCAGGCAATACATCTGTAGGAAATAGGTATTTAGTTTTCCCTACAGATTTGTTGTATCCGTTTTCGTTAGCAATTACTGATGCTAGTGGTAATTCTCATTTTTTGCTAAACAAGGATACTAATTTTATTCGTGAAGCTTATCCTAACCCTTCTACTACGGGGCAACCTAAGCACTATGGATATTTTGATGAAACAGCATTTATTTTAGGCCCTACGCCTGGTGTTGCTTACGCAACTGAATTGCATTATGGATATTACCCCCCGTCTATAGTTACAGCTGGTACTACGTGGCTGGGTACAGAGTTTGATTCTGCGTTGCTTAATGGGGCGCTGATGGAAGCCATACGTTTTATGAAGGGAGAAGCGGACATGGTAGCTTTGTATGAAAAAATGTACGTGCAAGCCCTTACTTTACTTAGAAGTCTTGGTGATGATGAAATGCGCCAGGATACTTATCGGTCAGGTCAATTTAGGGTTCCTAGTCAAAACCCCAGCTAGTTAGGAGATTAATAATGGCTATTACACAAGCAATGTGCACTTCATTTAAAAAAGATATTTTAGATGGAACTTTTGATTTTAGCAGTGGTACGAGTCAAGTATTTAAACTAGCTCTGTATACATCCAGTGCTACTTTGGGCGCTACTACCACCGCTTACTCAGCTACTAACGAAGTAGTGGGGACAGGGTATGTAGCATTGGGAAATACCTTAACAATCAGTACCAACCCCACTACTTCGGGAACAACAGCTTTCTTGGATTTTGCAGATTCGACTTGGGCAAGTTCTTCTATTACCGCCCGTGGTGCGCTTATTTATCTGTATAACGCAGGAACAAATCCCGCAGTTGCTGTATTGGATTTTGGGGCGGACAAAACTTCAAGTTCAGGTGACTTTAAAGTTGTAATGCCAACAGCTGATGCAACAAACGCCATAATACGTATTGCGTAGGCTTTAAATGTCTGACGTTACGATCCATCTTGCTGGATTTGGACGGGCGCAGTACGGGACAGGTCCATATGGCGCTTCCGGTCTTCCTTTCCTTACAGGTGCTGTAGGGACTACCTCTGTTACTGTGGGTAGTGGAGTCAATGTTAGTGTAACTGGCGTTGAAGCCACAGGACACACTACTGGAGGTTGGGGTGTAGGCGCGTTTGGCAGAGGGGGGTGGGGCGAGTCTTACCTTCAAGTAGACATAGGCAATACCGTTTCTGTTACGGGGGTAGTAGGGACAAGTGCTCTTGGAGCGGTTAGCGTTGAGTTTGATTTTGCGGTTGATGTTACGGGAGTGGCAAGTACAGCTTCTTTAGGAAGCGTAGTAGCTTACGGTTACGCAGATGTTTCTGTTACGGGGCTTGTAGGTACTAGCCATCTTGGAGTAGCAAGCGTCTTTGGAGATGCGTTCCAAGAAGTTACAGGAGTTGTAGGTACAGGGCAGATAGGAACAGTAGATGTTACGTATCCGTTTAATGTATATGTAACAGGGGTAGAAGGAACCGCCCAACTAGGTACAGCAACTGCTATAGTTAATCAGGAAGTTAATGTTACAGGAGTTGCTGGAAACCCGTATCTCGGTACAGTTACAATCGACGCATCTGCGACAGTAGCAGTAACAGGCGTTGCAGGTACAGCAGAAGTAGGGAGCGTATTAGTATGGGGGGATATAGTCCCTTCTCAAAGTGCGGGATGGTCAGATATAACACCTTCCCAAACCCCAAATTGGACAGACATAGCGGCATAGGAATTAATTATGGCAACTTATGTAAATAATTTAAGACTGAAAGAAATAACCACTGGGGACGAAGACGGTACGTGGGGCACTTCGACCAACGCTAATTTAGAGCTTATCGGTGACGGTTTAGGTTATGGCACTAAACAAGTAGCTGCGGATTCCAATGAAACTTTTACAATGCCTGATGCAACCGCAGATGGTACTAGAGCGTTGTATTTAAAGTTTACTTCGGCGGGTTCACTAACAGCAACTCGTACTTTAACACTTGGCCCTAACACAGTTAGTAAAATGTGGATGATTGAAAACGCTACGACAGGTGGACAATCTATTACCATTAAACAAGGTTCAGGCGCTGAAGTTACTATAGCTACAGGCGCAAAATCATGGATTTACACTGACGGCGCAGGAGCGGGCGCAGCAGTAGCTCTTGCAAACCCCACTGAAACGGGAGTAGGCACAGTAACTTCTGTTCAAGTGGGGGGTGGCACAACAGGACTGACTTACTCCGGCGGCCCAATTACCACTAGCGGCACAATCACAACGGCGGGGACTTTGGCAGTAGCCAACGGTGGTACAGGCGGTACTACTTCTACAGGTTCAGGCGCAGTAGTTCTTGCTACAAGCCCTACTTTGGTTACTCCGGTTCTTGGTACACCAGCAAGTGGTACAGCGACTAACCTGACAGGACTTCCGTTAACTACAGGAGTTACAGG